GACACCTCATGCTTTAATGAGGTGTCTATCCCACCGCAAGCGTGCTTCACCCCTCTGGTTCTGTGCTGGACAGATCTTTGGGAGTGAGTCTAACCACATTTGGGTGGGGACGAAGAGGCCTGGTTGGCCTCGGGTGCATGTGTTCATGATGCGCCTTAGAAGACGCTTGCTATTTGTGACTGGACGAGACAGGAGCAGTCGAACGTGGTGTCGTGCTTTCGCACTGATATGTTGCGACTTCTTAGCAAGCTCGAGGAGAGCTTCCTTTCCTGCAAATACCGAACCGGCCTTTGGGAGCCGGGGGGCGTTCATGCCCTCAGTATGTTTTGAAGATTCGATCTTCACACGACTGGGGGTATGTGCCGAAGCAGGGAGGAGTTTCTTCCCGAGGTTGAAACGACTCACAACCCTCCACCTTCTCTCTTTTTGGGAGATAGGTTCAAGGGGAGTGGATTTGTTTCCGCTGGAAGCTAGCAACCTTTCAGTTTGGCCCATGGTGTCGATGATTGCCTCACGGAGCGGGATGTAACCACTCCTTGGAGCCTTCACACCATGCGACTTTGAAAGTTCGACTAAGCGTTTAACTGCCGGCAATCGCTCTCCCTTTTGTTCCATTATCGGTCCTCTTGCAAGGAAAGCCGCCACTAGTTCAATTGGCGTATTTCCCCTGCCATCTCCTCCTGCAGCTGGATGACCAGGTTTCGACCTGAGTCCCCAGTTTGCACGAGCAATGGCTCGGGCCACTGGCTTTGGTAAGTTTTGTAGCTTACCGAGCTGGTGTCTTTGTGAGGGAGTGAGGCCACTCTTTGTTCCGAGTGCCTCTGAGATTTTGGGAACAGCGGAAGTGCTGTATTGCCCGTTCTTGTCTCTTGAGACGAGCTGCTCACAGAAGATTCCTCTGGGCGCATAAAAGGACTTTGCCTTGTTTATTTTAAGGCCAAGTCGCGCCATGACTAGCTCGTATGTTTCAACCTGTTCTGGCCTCCATACTGCGACGAGATCATCGCCGCAGATGGCGAAGCTTGACGGTTTGCCTGCCCTCCTCCCTGCGTACAGGTTGAGGAGGCAAAGCACGGTCCATGTCGTCCCAAGACCCATGTGGGCTCCTTGTTTCGTCACTGCTCGTGCTGGCATTCCGAGGGCTTCGGTGAGTTCCATAGGCCCGATCGCCTGGAGGAGAGCATCGGTCTCACCTTCTGTGAGTTGTAGTCCTTTACTGATAGCAGTTAGGACTCTCTTACCGAGGGCATGTCCGATGTAGTCACTAGCAGCCGTGAGGTCTGCGCTGTAGATGAGTCCCTTCCCCTCGACCACAACCTTCTGACCTCGTAGTACGCGCGAGAACGCCCGGTTCCTTTTAAGGATCGGGAGTGTTCTTTGCGCTATGCAACGAGTGAAGTGGGCTAGTGCGGCAGGGTGTAGGGAGGCTACACGCACCTTACCACCTGTTTCTTCAATTGCTACTGGCCTAATGTAGGGTCGGAGCATGAAGGAGGGGATGGTTGGCGTAGTGATTTCTCTCTTTTCTCCAGCTGGGTTGAACATTAGAGTGAACCATTGGGAGATGTCGAAGGCGCGGTAAGGCGTTAAGGTGATTGAAAGGTCAGGTACTTGCACAGATTGGCGAATGCGTCTTCTTGCAAGGTCCCTATCCTGTTTCTTTCTCGCCTCCTCTTCAGTAGCTGCGACTGGGTAGTCCAGTTTCTGTTGAGGTTGACCCGTCACGCGCGCGTAGATCGCTAATTGTGATAGATTGTTCAGGTGCGCTCGAGTACCGCCTGCTTTGGTGCTCATTTCAAAGCATGCGGTAGTTGCTGGGATTGGTGCTGGAGCAGAGTTGCTCTCTTCATGCCAAACCCTCTCGTTCGCTTCTCTGAATAGTTCAATCACAAAAGTTTCGACATCTTCCAAGAGAGTCTCGCTTACTTGGTGTGGTTCCATCAACCAACGTGCTTCGCATGCCTTGACCGCCGCTTCTGTGTTTTCAGGAGTGTGCGGAAGGTGGAGTGAACGTGCGAGTGTGCTGGCGAAGTGAAGGCGCTCTGGGGTACTATACCTCAGGCGTTTGAACTTCTGTCCAACCCTCAAACGATCACCCAATGCGAGTGCACGACACGAATGGCACCAGTCTTTCACCACTTGGTTCCCCTCTCGAATGAATCGGAGGATGAACAGGGTGAACTGGTATACTACTTTGTAGTTATAAGTTCCAATTCGTGCGGTTGTTGGCTCACCGTAGGCGCTGGTCCAAGCAGCGTGGAACGCAGTGTATTGCTTGCGAACCACGTGGATCCTCGCTTGTCTCAATTTGTTTTCGGTCACAATTCTATGGCATCGCTTCGTTATGCGGAGTGACAACCCATGGAGCGCAGGTCCCCTCATGAGGTTTTCATGAGCGGATAGCCATCTAAGGAGGGATTGGAAGGTCTTTGGGAAACCGAAGACCTCTCCTTCCGAAAGGTGGGTACCTGTGTTATGGGATGC